TATTAGAGATGATTTTACATGCCAATATTGCCATAGCCAATTCCCTGTGGGCAAATTGACATACGATCATGTGATACCGAAATCCAAATGGAGAGAACATAGTAGTCCTACATCTTGGACAAATATCGTCACATGCTGCATAAAATGCAATTTAAGAAAGTCTGATAAAACCCCTGAACAAGCCAATATGCCACTGAAAAGACAACCTATTGCACCACAAAAATCATTTAAGTACTTGCCACTTGCCTATCAGCTGCATACTATACTAAAGGAATTGCCAGAACAGTGGGTCACATATATAGGAGATGTCAGGAAATAATGCCGACTTATAGTTATTACTGTGAAAAATGTGAAGAAAGTTTTGAGAAGTTTTTCTATATCAGTAATTATAAAGAACGAGTGAGATGTCCAGAATGTCAGAAGACTTGTCAAAGAGACTACGATGATATTCTTACACAATCTGCATCTATAAAGAAAGCAGATAGTGAACTTAAAACTATTGGCGATCTAGCTAATAGGAATAGAGATAAACTATCTGTGGATGAACGAATAGCATTAGATAAAAAACATAACGAATACAAGGATACGGAATTGGAAAAAGAGTTGCCTAAAGGCATGTCTAAAATGAAGAAACCTAAGAATAAAATAAAGTGGAGATAATTATGTCAGATGATTTAGATTTTACATTGGATCAATCCAAGAAAGAAACTGTCTCGCATGAAGACGAGTTCTATACCCTGTTTGGTATAGAAGATTATGTAGACGACAACGGTAATACTAGACAAACTCAACAAGGCAAGAAAACGTATGCTAAACGTGTAGACGGCAAATGTCTTGTTAAGATAGGTATAGACGGAAGAGCATATAATCCTCTTGGTTTATATTCTGAAGGTCATGCAAATAAAACATTAGCTAAAGTAGGAAAAGGTCAATATAACTTCAAAAGGGTAAATCCAAAAGTATTTGATCTGTATGTTTCTTTTCTAAGAACTAAAAATATCGCGTGGTTAAACAATGCAAATAGGGAGTTATTATGAGATTAAATAAATCGCAAAAGTATGCTATTCAGTGGATGGTTTCTCAAGGCCATGATGTAACTCAGATTGTAAAGGAACTAAAGATTCATGTTGATGCTGTGAATAAATTTATTGAGAAAAACTGTAAGCCTAATGATGATAATACAGTCAAGACTACATCATCAAGAGTAAAGGCATCGGACTTAATGATACATAAGACAGCAGAAAAAGGAACAAAGAATGTAGCGGTTATGACTAAAGAGGCATCTGAAGTAGCAGACAATTTTAAGAAGAATGTCCCTACTCAATCTCATCGTCATAGTGACGCTATTCACAGGATACATGAATAAATACGACTCAAAGTACTCTAACGGTAAAAAGGTTAGTGCTGCACAGTATATTACAGAGATAATATGTGAACACTACGCCAAGAAAAATAAGCTAGACTTATACTATAGGTTTTGGACTCATAAAGATTGGGCCACATTCTATAGGGGTCAAATAGGCACTGCAAATAAACTATTAAAGAAGTACGATTGCAAGGCTATCATAAGGGCTTTAAATAATCCGAAAAGTACAAGAATTTATTCCTTGAGAGCCCCTCATCTAGCTGCTATTATAGAGAGCGAGGAAAGCAAGCTAGAAAGAGAAAATAAAAACCTGACAAAACAGTACGAACGTAAGAATGAGAAGTTTAAGAAAAGCACAGGCAAGAAAAACATCATATCAAAATTGAAGGACTTAGAATGACAATGACAAAAGAAAAACCAAAAGCAACAAAAAAGCCAAAAACTTTATCCACAGACTTAGAAAAAACTTTTGGTGCTGATATTTTAATGTCTGGAAATGCTATTAAGGAAAAGGTAGTACAGACCATCCCACTTAGTCCTGCACTAGATATGATCTTACATGGTGGAGTTCCAGAAGGTAGCTTTGTGGTGCTTACAGGACAACCTAAATGTGGCAAGACTGTCACATCTTTAAGTTTAGCTGCTGTAGCTTTAGATCCTAAATATCAGGGAGATCTAGAAAAGCCTAGACATTGCTACTATCTGAATATAGAAGGACGACTTAAAAAGAGAGACATAGAAGGTATTAAGGGTTTAGATTTAGATAGGTTTACTTTGATAGGTTCTACGCAAGGTAAAATTCTACACGCAGAAGAATACTTACAGATTGCAGAAAGAATTATCAATGAAGAACCGGGAAGTATTGTTATCATTGACTCGTATTCTGCTTTATGTACAGAAGCAGAAATTACATCTGATATGAATAAAATGCAACGAGCAGACGGAGCAAAACTACTTGCTAAATTCTGTAGAAAGGTTGCCAATGTTATTCCTGTAAATAAGAATATTGTTATCGGTATCACACACCTGATGGGTAATCCTACAGGATATGGTGCAGAGTTTAAGGAAAAGTCTGGTCAAGCTATTGCATATCAAACAGATATTAAACTACGGGCTAAAAGATTTGCACCTCTACTAGTAGGTAAGGAAAATGCACAAATAGGACAAGAAGTAGAATGGCAAGTCGTATGTTCTGCTCTTGGGCCACCGGGAGCAACTACTACCAGCTACATTAGATATGGAGAAGGTATTGACAAGAGTATGGAATTATTTAATATGTGTGTAGACGTTGGGTTGATTGCACAGGCTGGTGCTTGGTATACCTTTGAAACTGTAGAGGGTAATCCTAAATTTCAAGGTGCTGAGAAGGCTAGAGAACATTTAATAAATAACCCTGACGTATATGATGCACTATTAAAAGAGATTAATGAAGCATTAGGTTTGTAATGGATATTATTGATTTAGACGACAACATTAGGAAATGGTCATTAAAAGGATATGTCTCTAAGGCTTCAGCTACCAATAAGTCTAGCCATCACATCAATGCTAGAAAGCTGCTGCACAAGATATATCCCACACTTCAAATATTAGAAGAGGTATCCATACCTATCAACAGAAAAGAAACATTATATTTGGACTTTTACATACCGATGATTAAGAAATGTATAGAAGTACATGGTGAACAACACTATAAATTTATCCCGTTTTACCATACTAATAAACTAAACTTTCTAAAAGCCAAAAAGAAAGATAGGCAAAAAGCAGAGTGGTGTGAAAAAAATTCTATAACATATATTGAGTTACCGTATAACTTATTAGAGGAATGGGAAGAAAGATTAGGATGAATACTAAAGACAGAGTTAAAGAATGGGATGATGTTCTTGATGAATATGAAAAAGGTATAGGTTTACCTAAATATAATGGTGGTCAGTTTACAAACTCTGAACTAGAACATTATTTTTCTATGGATAGAAAAGTACTAGAATCTATGACTCCACAAGACTGTGGAGAAATAGCATACAGATTAGGACAGTTTAGCTTTCATGTTCAAAGAAGTCTCAACAGAGAATTAGCTAGGGTAAATTGGGCAGAAGAGAATATTAAAGAAGCTATTGCAGATGAACTAAATTCATATAAAGGATATGGATATATAGAAAAATCATCACAAGCAATTAAACATAACGACAATGCTAATGCTTTGAATAAAATTAAGAAATATGCAAAAATGAGAGCAGACAGGCTGCAATATACAGCCACTAGTGTAAAAAACCTATCAGACATTTTACTGAATATTCAGAGGAGTAAATTGAAACATGAGCAATAAGAAAGAAACAATAGAACAGATTGTTGATCTTCTTAGGTCTTTGGTAGATGATGAACCAGAAACTGAAGAGGTCAAGCCTGCTAAAAAGAGACAAACAAAGAAAAAGACTATTCGTAAGAAGTCTAGCACAGCAAGAAACAGAAAGACAACATCAACTAAGACGACTTCTATTAACAAGTTTGATAGTATGCCAGAAAGAAATATGTTTAGGGATGATGTGGCTATTGACAAGAAACTTAGCGTACAACCACCCTCGCCAAGAACTAGGTCATACACTACTATAAATGTAACGTGTCGGTCTTGTGGGAAGTCGGACAGTCTAAATCCTGCATTGGTACATGATGCAACAAGATATAAATGTAATACCTGTTCTCAGGCTGGAGGTTGATGAATGAGTCTTGATGATACGTCTGCTGAAAGAGCAGTATTATCAGGGATTTGCAAATACGCTGACGATATTTATTTGGAAATTGCTGATATTATTGATACTGAATGTTTTACTATAGACAGCAACAAACTAATCTTTGAGTGTGTTAAAAATCTCTGTGAAGAAAATGTTCCTGCTATTGATCTAGCATCTATCCTATCTCAGGCAAAAGAATTGGGATATGAAGATTATTTTAATAAGAAAGATGAACTCACACATCTACAAGCTGTATTAAATTTTCCAATACACAAAGACAATGTCAAGAAGTTTGCAGCTAAGATAACCAAACTTAAAATAGCAAGACTACTAAAAGACCAGCTTAGAGATGCACAGAAAAGCATTAATAGTATCAATGGCTCAGAGTCTGTATCACATATTATATCTTTAGCAGAAGATCCGATATTTGATTTTACTAATCTGATCAGCAATGATGATGCGGCTCCTGAACAAATGTCTAAAGGGTTAGAAGAATATCTCCAAGAACTACAAGACAATCCTATAGATCAAGTAGGTATTCCCACGGGATTCCCTGTGTATGATCAGGCTATTGGAGGAGGTTTGAGAACAAGTACAATTAATGTAATTGCTGCTCGCCCTAAAACAGGTAAAACTCTGCTATCTGACAACATGGGTTTAAATATAGCTAAACGAGGCATCCCTGTCTTAAATATGGACACAGAGATGACAAAAACAGACCATATAAACAGACTTATAGCCATGATGACCGAAATAGAAATCAATAAAATTGAGACAGGCAAATTCGCTGACTCTCATGCTTCTTTGACAAAAGTAAAAGAGGCAGCAGCAGAGATCGCTGATATGAAATTTTATCACAAATCTATTGCTGGCAAACCATTTGATGAACAGATATCTATTATGAAAAGATGGTTGGTAAAAGATGTTGGTTTGAATGATGATGGAACTGCGAAACAGTGCGTAATATTTTATGACTACTTAAAACTGATGGACACACAAGGCTTGTCAGGAGATATGAAAGAGTATCAACTGCTCGGATTCATGATGACTAGCCTACATAATTTTGCGACGAAATACAAAATTCCTATTGTTGGATTTATTCAGCTTAATAGGGATGGTATCACAAAAGAAAGCACAGACACAGCTAGTGGTTCAGATAGAATCATCTGGCTTTGTAGCAACTTCACAATCTTTAAAAGAAAGAGCGATGAAGAAATATCAGAAGATGGCCCCAATTCTGGCAATAGAAAACTTATTCCTATTATCAGTAGGCATGGTGGTGGTCTTGATGATAATGATTATATTAATTGTAATATGAAGGGTTGGTGTGCCAAAATTACAGAAGGCAAAACCAAACTTGAAGTAGCCAATAGTAGTTCCAATGAAGATGAAGGATTTGTAGTAGACAATGATGACAAAGAAGAAATCCCCTTCGCATAATCAGCATCAGTTAAAAGCAATTTGTGATGCTTTATGTGATAATATAGAAGAGTTATTAGCTGCATTAGATCTGCACGAATACAGAGATAATGGAAAGATGATAACAATGGCGTGTCCTATTCATGGTGGAGATAATGACTCTGCTCTAAATTTATATTATGAAGGAGACACATATAGAGGCAACTGGAAATGTAGAACTCATCAATGTGAAAAG